TTCTTATCCTATTACAAAAAGAAAGTCAACCCTCTTCGTTCCATGACGATAAAGTTTTTTTGAAGGACTTGGCGTCATGACGAGCCCCTTTTTTTTGAGGTGATTTTGCCCCCCTCGTCATGACGGTCAAAATCTCAAACCTATTTTATCGTCATGACGCTCTTTTTCTGTTCCTTCAGTGATCTAAAATTCATTCAAAAGCTGGGCCTGTTTTTCTGCCTAAAAGCCTTTTATTTCCTAGCTCTCAGGCTTTTTGAGGAGAGGCTCTAAAGGCTAAGTCCACTTACACCATTGTTGGCCCCCTGTCAATCCCTTTCGTTCCATGACGATAAAGTTTTTTTGAGGGACTAACCGTCATGACGACCCCCCTTTTTTAGGGGCTTTTTTGACCCCTCGTCATGACGGTTATGACTCAGAATTTTTTTTATCGACGCGTAACGAAAAAGTTTCTTTTTGTTTTTTTTGAGTCTTTCATAAGGGTATCAACCCAAGGGCATCAGCCCAGCCCCACAAGGGCTTTTTTAAAGAAAGGACATCAGCCATGAACAAAAAAGCGCTCAACACTAACCGATCTTCTAAGGTCACTCCGGATTTAGAGGGCGGCCCAGAAGAGTACTATTACACCACCAAAGAACTCTCAGGTTTATTAAATTTAGCCCCCAGTACGCTTGCCGGATACCGGCGCTCCGGTGTGGGCCCTAAATACATTTCGCTAGGCTATCGAACCTGCCGGTATGCCAGGACCGAGGTGCTGGCTTATATGGCGGAGCGTGCCCGCATGTCAACCTCCGATCAGGGGCCTTCGAACATCCCTTCCAAACCTCTCCCCCTATAACACAAGAAAGGAAATCTCATTATGTCATTACCTCTTCACAAACTGTCTCCTGAACCCAACGACTTAAATTTTTTAACCACTCTCTATCACCTCTCGGTGAAAGACATTATGGAGATGGATGCTCCGAGGCTCCAGGGCCTAGTGACCAGAACAGAAGCTTTAGGACGCTGGCTGAAAGGAATTCATCAACTGGCTCTCTCCTTAGACAAGAAAGGAGAGTAGGTCATGGTATTCCCCATACTTGTCGCCGATCAACGCCTTTCAGAACCTCGGGGGATTAAAGGCTGTATCTTTGGCAAATCCGGCATTGGCAAAACATCTCTGCTCTGGACACTCCCCCAAGACAAAACCCTCTTTGTTGATTTAGAGGCAGGGGACTTAGCCGTCGAAGGGTGGAAAGGCCATACCTTACGCCCTCGGACTTGGAAAGAGTGCCGGGACTATGCGGTTTTCATTGGCGGTCCCAATCCGGCTTTAAGGGACGATCAACCCTATAGCCAAAAACATTTTGATGAGGTTTGCGAACGATTTGGAAAACCCGATTCTTTGAATCGTTATGATACGGTCTTTATTGATTCCATCACCGTAGCGGCTCGTCTGTGTTTTGGCTGGTGCAAAGGCGAACCCCAAGCCTTTAGCGATAAAACCGGTAAACCGGATACCAGAGGCGCCTATGGTTTGCAGGGTCAAGAGATGATCGCGTGGCTCACTCATCTTCAACATACCCGCCATAAGAACATTTGGTTTGTTGGCATCTTGGAAGAGAAAGTAGATGACTTTAACCGCCGCGTTTATCAACCCCAACTCGAGGGGAGTAAAACAACCCTCGAACTCCCCGGGATTGTCGACCAAGTGATCACCATGGCTGAAGAGATCCAAGCAGGTGGCCAAGCAGATCAATCCCACCGAGTGTTTATTTGTCAGACCCTTAATCCTTATGGCTATCCGGCAAAAGACCGCTCGGGGCGATTAAGTTTACGGGAAGAACCGCATTTGGGACGTTTAATGGAAAAGATCCGAAGTCCCCTTACCAATCGACCCTCGACCTTAACGTTTTCTATTCCTCAACCTTCTCAAACGCAGCAACAAGGAGACTAAATCATGAATTCATACGAAACAACCCAAAACCTTTGTGATTCCTCTGGAGCCACTCAAAGTCTTAACTGTCTGGACTTTAATGATGCTAAACCTCAAGGCAGCTATGACCCTATTCCGAAAGGAACAGTAGCGCGTGTAGTGATGAGCATTAAGCCCGGCGGTTATAGTGATCTAACCAGAGGATGGGATGGAGGCTACGCTACCCATAATAACGTTTCCGGATCTGTGTATCTGAATTGTGAGTTCACGGTTCTGGAAGGTCCTTATGCTGGCCGAAAAGTCTGGAGCTTGATTGGCCTCTATAGTCCCAAAGGCGATCAATGGTTTCAGATGGGACGCTCGTTTCTAAAGGGTGTTTTAAATTCCGCTCGGGGGTTTTCTGAACAGGATACCTCTGTCGGAGCCTTGGCTGCACGGCAGATTAAAAGTTTTGCAGAACTGGACGGACTTGAGTTTGTAGCTCGCATTGACGTTCAAAAGCACAAAGAGACAGGAGAAAATCGCAACATCATTAAAACAGCCTTGACCAAAGATCACAAACTCTATGCCGGTCATGACTCAGGGTATTATGCAGGGACTCCTTATGCCCATAGTGCCGTACCTTCGACTTCCCACTCCTCCACAACGCCGCCTTGGGCACGATAGAAGAGTAGGAGGAGCGTATTTCATGTTACTAAGACCTCGGCAACAAGAACTGGTGGACAGAGCCGTTACTGCTCTGCACCAACACGGTAATACGCTGGCCGTGGCTCCGACAGGAGCCGGCAAGACGATTATGCTCTCAAGCGTCATTGGTGCGCTCTGCAAAACCTCAACAGCCAAGACCTGCGTTGTGGCTCACCGGGATGAGTTAACCGTGCAAAATGAAGCCAAGTTTAGAAGGGTCAATCCCCATCTCTCGACTGGTATTTTTGATGCTTCGGAGAAATCATGGCAAGGGGACACAACCTTTGCCATGGTTCAGACCTTGTCCCGGATGAACCATCTGGAGGCGATGCCAAGCTTAGATCTGTTGGTGATTGATGAGGCCCATCACGGCGGAGCTGAGAGTTATAAGAGAATTGTGAATCATGCCAAAAAGCTGAACCCAAGGCTTAAGCTTTTAGGAATGACGGCAACACCGAATCGAGGCGATAAAAAAGGGTTGTCGTCTCTTTTTTCGAATGTGTGTGATCAAATCACCCTGCAGGAATTAATCGCTTCCGGGCATTTGGTCAGGCCTCGTACTTTTGTGATGGATGTCGGGGTTCAAAAAAGACTGAAGGACGTTAAAAAAACAGGGGGCGACTATGACGCTGAAGACGTAGCTCAGATCATGGACACCCTGCCGATTCATGAGGCGGTTGTGGCGCACTGGAGAGAAAAAGCCGGAGACAGACAAACCGTGGTGTTTTGCTCAACGGTCGATCATGCCCGTCATGTTTGTGAGGCTTTTCTGGAAGCCGGCATTGCAGCTGTCCTTGTCTATGGGGAAATGAGCGAGAAGGAGAGAGAAGAGGCTTTAAAGGCTTATTGCAGCGGAGCAGCTCAAGTGATTGTCAATGTGTCAGTGTTAATCGAAGGCTGGGACCATCCGCCCACTTCGTGCGTTGTGCTGCTGCGGCCTTGTTCTTATCAATCCACTTTTATTCAAATGATTGGACGAGGCCTTCGAACTATCTGTGAGGAAGAGTATCCGGGGGTTATTAAAAAAGACTGTCTGGTTTTAGACTTTGGCACAGCAACCCTGGCCCATGGCTCTCTTGAACAAAAAGTTGAGTTGGAAGAGGGCAAACAGCAAAAAAAGGAAGGGACCAAAGAGGATGCTAAAACAAAAGACTGTCCTCAGTGTGAGGGTATTGTACCAATAGCTATCAGGGAATGCCCTTTATGTGGCTTTGAGTTTCCATCCGCTCCCCAAAAAGAGCTTCCGGTTTCTTTAACCCAAGAAGATTTTGTAATGCGGGAAATTAACATCTTTAAAAAATCTCATTTTTTGTGGCTGCCCTTGGGTCAAAGACAAGATTCTTTTATGGCCTCTGGCTTTGAGGCGTGGGGTTCTGTGTTTTTTAAAAAAGGCCAATGGTATGCCATAGCGGGATCTCGTAAAGACAAAACGCGTCTCTTAGCCGTTGGAGACAAGACAGCTTGCGTGGCAGCTGCCAATGATTGGATGAACCTTAAGGAAAGCAAGGATAGTGCTCACAAAGTCAAAGGGTGGCTCAACCTTCCGGCAACTTCAAACCAGCTGAGGTATCTGCCGGAACATACCGGAGATTATCACCTAACCCGCTACAAAGCTTCGATTCTCATGACGTTAAAGTTCAATGCCAAAACCATTGAGAAGGCTTTGCGCCTCTCCACAACTCAAGGAAGGTCTCTGTATGCCTATTACTCTTGATTTGAATCTGCGCCCTTCCTTAAGCAACGCCTTGAATGCGCTAATTGACAAGGCTTTGCAGCAGGGTCATGCCCAGAAACCGAAACGCTTCTATCTGGGAGCGTCTCGGTTAGGCGAACCTTGTGCGCGGGCGCTCCAATATGAATACACCCAAACCCCTCGTGATCACCCCTTTACAGGCCAAACGTTACGAATCTTTGAGATGGGCCATGTCCTTGAAAAGATGGCCTTACAGTGGCTACAAAACGCAGGGTTTGTCATTGACACAGAGGATTCAGCAACAGGAGATCCTTATGGCTTCTCGGTGGCAGGGGGACAGCTGCAGGGCCATGTGGATGGTATTCTTCGAAAGGTTCCGGAAGGGCTAGAACCAAAGATCCAAGTCCCCGCCTTGTGGGAATGCAAGTCTATGAATGCTAAGGCCTGGAAACAAGTTGTTGAAAAAGGTGTAAAAGTTGCTAAGCCTGTCTATGCGGTGCAAATCGCTTTGTATCAAGCTTATCTGGAAGAGATGATCCCAGGTTTATCGAAGAATCCTGCTCTCTTAACAGCGGTGAATAAAGACACTTCAGAACTCTACCATGAATTAGTGCCTTTTGATGCCACACTGGCTCAAATAGCCAGTGATCGAGCGGTTACTATTCTTCGGGCAACACAAGCCGGAGAAACGTTACCCCGTATATCCCGAGATCCTGATTCTTTTTATTGTCGTTTTTGTCCCTGGCAGAAAACATGTTGGAAGGAGCTTTAATCATGCAACCCCCTTTAACGGTTATTACTAATCCCAATTGGCTTGATTTTAATGATGCAGCGCCTCAAAGCGAGTTCACGGGCGACCCTGAGGACCTCTTGAGTGTGGAGATGTTAAAACAGCGCCTCTACAACCACCTTCGAGCCGTCTTGGTTCATTTATTTCCGCTGGGAAGGATCAGACACCCTCACTTTGTGATTGGCAATGTACAAGGACAAGAAGGGGAAAGTCTGAAGGTTGAGCTGACAGGTTCTAAAATTGGCATGTGGCACGATTTTGCCACGGGAGAAGGCGGTGATATTCTCTCGTTATGGGGTGCTGCCAAGGGGTTAGATTCTCACCACCAATTTCCTGAGATTCTCCGCTCCATTCATGAGTGGCTCGGAATGCCGCTGGGAACACAAACATATTCTGCAGCCAATACCATTCAGACATCATTATCTTCTTCACTATCATCTCTTCCTGAACCAAGGGTAGACTTAGGCCCTCCAACAAACCGGTGGGATTATAAAGATGCAGAAGGCAATCTCCTGGTTTGTGTGTACCGGTATGACACTCCTAAAGGCAAACAGTTTCGTCCCTGGGATGTCAAAGCCAGAGCGCATAGAGCGCCCCATCCAAGGCCTCTTTATAATCAACAGGGAATGGCGAACTCTGAAACCGTGATTGTTGTGGAGGGTGAGAAATGCGCGCAAACCTTGATTGAGCTCGGCATCTGCGCAACAACAGCCATGAATGGTGCAAAAGCCCCCCTTGATAAAACCGATTGGTCGCCTCTACAAGGCAAACACGTGATCCTCTGGCCGGATCATGATAAGGCGGGAGAGGACTATGCCGACGCCCTCAGCAAAAAACTTCAAACCTTCTGTGTGGCCTCTCTGTCAAGAGTGATGATCCCAAAAGACAAGCCAGAGTCCTGGGATGCCGCCGATGCTTTTGAGGAGGGACTAGACATTGGGGCGTTTTTGAAAGAGCAAACACAAGCTGTGTCTTATTCTCCCCAAGACATTCCCACACCCGGGCCTGAAGCAACGATTGTTGATTCCAAGGGTTGTGAACCCAAGGGCTTTAAACCCAAGGTTATGCCGGCATTTACGGCAGGTGAACTGATAGAGGACACCAATCCTTTCCCTGAAGATTTGATTGGCCCTCGTATTTTAACGCCTGGGGGACTATTGGTGTTTGGCGGCGCTCCTAAAGTCGGCAAAACAGATCTGATGCTCAATTGGCTGACTCATCTGGCTGCGGGTTTACCTTTTCTGGGAATGACTCCTCCCAGACCCTTGAAAATTTTCTACCTGCAAACAGAGATCATGTATGATTATTTAAGGGAGAGACTGCAAAATCTAAAAATTGACCCTAACGCTCTGCCGCTGGTTAAAAAGAATCTGGTTCTGACACCTCAAATACGGATGCTGTTAAACGAAGAGGGAGTCACCACGGTTATCAATACAATTACTCAGGTTTTTGTGCCGGAAGAGGTTGACATTATAGCGATTGATCCTTTGCGCAATGTTTTTGACGCTGGCCCCTCAGGCAGTGAGAATGATAATACAGCCATGCTGGCTTTCTTACAGAATCGAGTTGAAACGCTCCGGTCAGTAGTGAACCCTAAGGCTGGCATTCTTTTAACCCACCACACCAAGAAAGCGACAAAAACGATGGTGGAGGAAGACCCGTTTCAGGCTTTCAGTGGGGCTGCGAGTTTGCGAAGCTTTTATACAACCGGCATGCTGTTGTTTCGGGCTGATGAAAAGCAAAGTGTGAGGAACCTGATGTTTGAGCTCAGAAATGGCAAAAGCATTGAAACGAAATTGGTGGATAAGATAGATGGTGCCTGGCAGGAGATGGCCCTCAATTCAGAAAGACTGGTTTGCAAAGAGTATGGAGCAAAGCTGGATGCTGAACGCCACCGCCGTCGTGATACGATCTTGCAGTTACTTTTTGATGATGCCGTTAAGGGACTATTATACACACCAGCCCAATTCTGCGAAGCCTTTGAAGGAAAGGCCGGTCTTGGCGGCGAGAGAACAATCCATAGACGTCTGAGTGTTTTAGCCACCAAAGGCTATATCAAATTTAATTTGGAAGAACAGCACAAAGTAGAAAGAAGCAAATATGGAGTGATGTGTGTAGAAGGTATGGAGATTCCGGCAGGGGAAGAGATCCATTCTGAAACGGGGGAGGCTATTCCTTTGACGAGGCGTCTTTTACCCACTCACTTTAAGGAAAGTCAGACTGGCGCTATTTTACCGGTAGAGAATCCTGATGTGTGGGTTTACCTCGACTAATGTATTGTCGTTGCCACAGGGATATGTTGAGCTCGTACCCACTCCAGTAAAGCCAGGGCATCGGCCTCATTATCGTCTTGGGGTTTGTAACCCTTGGCTCGAATAGACACCATGACCTCTTGCTTACTGGCATTGCCTTTACCTGTTGCATGGCGTTTAATGGTGCCAACGCTGATTCCTTGGTAGGGAATATTCTCTTGTTCACACCAAGCGGTGAGAGTTGCTAAGAAGCCGCCATACACATGAGCAGCATCCACGCCTAGGTGACGCCTGACCTCTTCAAAATAGACTTCTGTGAGATTTCCTCCCGCTAAGCCTTTTATATCATCTAACCATCGTGAAAAGCGTAAGAAACGCATACCACCGCCTTGATAGCGATCATTCTTGAAGGTTAGCGTCCCGCTGGTTATAATGCCCTCATGCAGCAAAGACCAGCCGGTTTGGGTACCGAGATCAAGAGCTAAAATGGTTGACATAAAAACGGATTCCTTTACTTCTGGGGCGTCTATTTTTTACTTAATCAGGATAGCCTATACTTGAGTGAGTTGTCCACTAGAAAAACTGCGGGTTTGAGGGTGCATCGCCGCTAAGCCAGTTTAAATCCACGTACAGAGGATTTAGTGTGTTTGGCTACTCCACTATGAAAATCTCCTTCAAGGGCATTACAGCCTCAAATTTGAGGCATTAGCGAGTATGTTGGATGATGACCGATACCTTGGGTGGCAAAATCTGTCTAATTTTGTCACATCGCCGCTACACCCGTTTAATCGCTCGTACAGAGGTTTTAGGTGTTTTGGCTATCAAAACCCCCCTATGAAAATCCCCATCAATGGCATCACAGCCTCAAATTTGGGGCAATAGCGATGGTGTTCTGTGATGAGCCAACCCTTCCCCTCCCAAAACCATAGCTGTCGGTGCGGGTGAGTTGAGAGTTCGTTGTTGGCATCTGGGGAAAAATTGTTTGGTCCTCCTCCAAAAAAATCATGGGTTGGTGGGTCATGGTTTTTAGGTGGTTAGGACTCATCTACCCCAAACTTACTACACCATCACCAATACCCCCATCCTGGAGTGTATTATATACGCGAACTATGGATAAGGAATGAGATTAAAAATTTGCTAAAGTGGGACTATTCAACCAACTAAGAAGGATAGTCCCGCATGATAGATTACGCTCATTTATTCTGTTTTACAGATGATTTTTTAAA